GCCGATGCCGGATACCTCGCGTACTCCATCGCCTAATGGCGCACCCGTACTCGTCGCAGTCAGATTTGGAGGCCAGAATCAGTCCTAAGATTCTGGCCTCACTGACGAACGACACGCCGAATACAAATGCACCCGATCCACAGGTGCTTGCCGCTCTTATCGAAGATGCAGACTCAACGATTGATTCGATGGTGGGACAGGTTTATCCGGTTCCTCTCGCGTTTGTCGGGACGTTGGTTAAGCAGATTTCCGCACAGTTGGCAATTTACAAGGCGTATCAGAGACGTTCAACGGAAGTCGCTATGCCCGCGTCATGGGATATGACGTACAAAACCGCAATGAAGCAATTACAGGACATCGCGGATTTGAAGTTGAACCTCGACAACGTGACGGAGATTGATTCACCGGAAGCTGAAATGGTTTCCAACCCACAGCAATTCGGATTCTACGACCAGAATAAACCCGTGAGTTGGTTTTGAGATACTCTCTTGGTGACATAGAGAAGCAGATTGAAGCGACCCTAAAGGCCGTTCCATCGAATGAGGGTGTTTTGATTGCCCCACATGCGGGAGAGATCAATCTAAGCACGTTCACAGATGCGACCAAGCAAGAGGGATTCATTCATATGCTTCCTCTCATCATGTACCAATACCAGGGAAAAAGACGATTCACAACGGACTCGACAAAGAAGTTGAACGTCCACGAACTGCGGTATCGGTTTTTCGTAGGTGCTGAATCTCTTCGGTTGTTGGATGAAGCCAAGCGGAATGCTTATGACCTACTGGCAACGGTTTATGACTCGATACACGGGCATTGGTTGAACACAGACCAACCGCTTGACAGGAATCTTCCTTTCCTCGCCGGCGATGTAATGGCGGGAGTGAATGCAATCTCTCCATTTATGGAAACAGAGGGAGAAGATGAACGGCTCATGGTGAATCTTCCGCATATCGTTGTTTACTACACCGATTATATCGTGCTGGTGATTGCATGAGCGAAGTTTACTCAACCGTACCAAGACGAACAAGATTTTATACACAGCCAAAGGATTTTACCGTGCGACCAGTCAGTTATTCAGCCGTTTTGGTTCGTGCCGAGGATGGCACTTGCTCGTTCACATTCACAAAGCCAGGGGTCACGGCGAACTCAAAGATCACTGCGGCTTGGGCGCAGAACGGATCGGCACTTGGAACGCTTTACATTCTCTCTCAGGTGGACAACGAGGACGGAACCGGCACGGCGGTTATTCAGAGCAACGCCGATGAAGGGCAGAATCGGAACATCATTATCACGGTGAACACGCTATGAGAAGCCTTTATTTCTTCCTGATTTTCCTCTCCGTCTCTGCGTTCTCACAGAGTAACGGCGATTTGCAGACGTGGGATCACGGCAAGTATTCCCTCAAGCCTTTGGGGTACGGTATGCGGTACGATACGACGGCTAAGGCATGGAAGGTTGATACCACCACGCTCAAGGGCGTATTCTCCGGCGGTGGTTCCTCCTTCGACACGTCAAAGAACTGGACGATGACCGGGAAATGGACGTGGAGCCGTTCGGGAAATAAGCCGACAGACTTCATGGATATTTTCGATTCAAGCACCACGAATGGCGGTTCTACGATGTGGGTGAACCGATACGATATAACAAGCTCCGGTGAAATAGACAATGCGCTATTCCAGACAACCACAGCAAGCAACGCAGACCCAAGTGTAGGTGTTGGTGGTTCGTCTTACTCGACAAATGGTGGTGGTTACGGTATTGGTGCGTATGGAATAACCTTCGGTATGAATCGTGGAATTGGCTTATACGGTGCGGCGGGTGGTTCGTCTGTTCCGTACCCAACACTTTCCTCTGGTGAATATTACGGCCTCTACTCAGACGGAAACGCTCATGTTCAAGGGGTGCTATCTGTAACCGACACAACGAACCATTCGGGCATTGTGAATATAGTTAATGCCTCTAAATCCATTTTTAATCTTAGCAATACTGCAAGGCTTGTTGTTGGCAACCTTTCTTCAGGTGGTGCTTCCGCAAATGGTATCGAGAGCGTTGTTGATAGTTCAAATGCGGGGATAGCGATAGGTGGTTATGCGAACAATGGAAAATCAGGTGGAACAACTTGGTCGCAAGGTGGAGATTTTTGGTCAACAGGCGGTTCTCCGGCGCAATCAAATGGTGCGTGGGGAGTAGCGAAGAACGCCACAAAGATTGGTGTTGGTCTTGTTGGTGCGGCTCAGAGTAACCATACAAATATCGGTGTTTACGGAGGGCTGACTACTGACGGCCCGACAAGCGATGACGGTATTTCTTGGGCTGGATTTTTTGAAGGCGGGACAAAAATCACTGGAACCCTCGTCTCCGCCGACACCGTGAAGTTCACAAACTTGCCCACAAGCGCAAGCGGTCTGCCCGTAGGATGCCTGTACGACTCACTCGGAATTATCAAGATTAAGCACTGATGGAATACTCAAACCGTATCGTAATTGACAACAGAAGCACGAACGAGAATCTACCGTTCGATGTCATTTTTATGTCGCTGCCTGACGAACCGGACACGAACGAGATACTCACGGCTCTCCGGTGGGATCAGAACGACACCGAAGCCCCAAGCGTGGATATTTCCTCTGGCTGTTCGATTGTCGGTAATGTGGTTACGGTCAATTCGTTCTGGCAGTCAGACGCATACGCAAGTCTTTTCCGCATCCAGATCGTCGCTCAAACCCTCGGCGGGAACACCAAAGAAGAAGCTAATCTAATCTGCAATGTTCCGTATTAGTTTTGACGATGGGGGATTAACTCAACGTCTCACTGCTATGTCGTTACGTGCGGAGAGCATACCGCCGGACGCATGGCAGAGTATCGGAGAAGTCCTGATACAGTCAATCATGCTCAACTTCCAAGTTGGTGGAAGGCCGGAACAATGGCCTCAAAGTAAAAGAGCGCAATTCAAGAACAGCGTCGACGGCGAGGGTAGCCATAAGACACTCGTAGACACGGGCGCATTAATGAACTCAGGCCGTGCGGACGTTGGAACAAATTTCGTAGATGTAACATGGGGTCAAGGATTGCCCTACGCCGTTGCTCAGAACTTCGGTGCTGATATTAACCAGACCGTAACGGAAAGACAAAGAGCATTCTTTTGGGCGAAATGGTACGAATCAGATGGGACTATACCCGCATTCAAAGCAATGGCACTCGCCAAAACGCTCCATATAGTTCTCCCCCAACGTAAATTCATGCGGATTCAAGATGAGGACGTGCAAACGATTCTGAATATCCTCCGAAATTACATCATCAACAACCAAAACTTCCCAATAACGATAAGCTAAGCATGCAAAAAAATATACTGAATATCGGCGGCAAAGAATACGAAATGCGGTTCCCTTCACTGTCTCAGGTCAAAAAGGTTGGACGGATTCTCGACTACGACCCCATTTCCGACCCTATCACGTCAATCAAGCTCGATCCGTTCCTCCGGGATGATGCAAAGCTCCTTGAGCTTCTCTCCGCTCTGATTGTTGGGGAAGTAAAGCCGAGTATCGTTGAAGATATTACTCAGGGTGACGTTGCAAAGGCGGTGGTGAGTTTTTTCGTAACGGGGGGAATGGCGCAGATGAAGATGAGCGGCGGGCTCGCGTCTTTGGAAAATACAATGGAACAAAATCTGGCGAAAAGATACCTCGACATTTCGGAATCGACATCTCCATCTACTCAGCCTGCAAAGGCAACCAAAGGCTGATAGAACACTTCTGGAACCGTTGCACACTCTCAGACCTGATGTGGCACTCAGACATGAGACGATTTGAAAGCCACTGCCAAGAAAAAGCAATAGAAAAAGCGAAGAAAAACAATGGCCGATGATGGACTGAAAATACGGATTGAAACAGAGAACGTAAGCCGCTCCGTTCTTCAGGATTACATCCGCGACCAAAAGAAACTCCGCGATCAGGTTGCAATCAACAGCGCAGAGTTTAAGACCTACTCTGCAAACGTAGCGGCGGCGCAAAACATTCTGCACGAATCGGCTCAAGAGTCTCTTTCTGATAACGGAAAGATGAAGGAGAGCTATTTCAAGTTGGGAGAAGAGATACGGGGGAACTACAAGCAGACAATCAGGGAAGCGCGACAAGAAGCGCGTATGTCTCGGTTCGTTCTCCTTGAACTGATGCACGGGTTTGATGGAGTTTCAACTGCAATCGAAGGATTTGCCGGAGCAACCGAACACGGGAAAAGCAGTCTTGGAGAGTTTGCATCCTCAGCCAAAGAGGGACTAAACGCCGGTCTTGGAATCAAGTTTGCCCTTGACCTTGCGGGGCCAGCGTTTGAAGCGTTTGCCGGTCCGGTGGGGATTGCAGTGGGTGCGATTACGTTCTTAGGCGGTGAAATATCCGCAATGAACAAGGATATGCAGGAGCTTTCGGAGAAACGTCTGAAAGAGCTTGAGGAAGCGTTCAAAAACTTCGATGTTTCCAACCTTGACGATCAACTCGGATTTGCACAGCGTAAACTTGAGAAATTAGACGCTCAAGCAAAGGCTATGCTTGCGGGTGGTTTTCTTGGCGAGGGTGCTGATAAGTTTATCGCGTCAAAACTTTACAGTGGCGGTGGAAAGATATTTCAAGATCAGTCCGACGCCAAAAAGGAAGCCGATGAACTTCAGAAACTGAAAGATTCGTATCTCAAGACCGCCGAAGGTGCTATGAAGTATGCCGAACGCCGTCACACTCTCGCAATAACAAGCACCGATGAGTATGTAAAAGAGTTAGAGTACGCAAAGCAACTTGAGGGCGTTCAAAAGGATCGCGTGAAGCAGTCTCTTCTTATTGCCGAAATCGACGAAAAGATAAAAAAGGCGAGAGAAGAGGACGAGAAGAAATCGGAAAAGAACCTGAAGGATCAAAACGAGGCTCTTGATAAGCGCACGAAGCTGACGATTGCACACCTTGAGGCGATGGACAAGGGTGTTTCTCAGGCTAAGAGCGCGTTATTCCCGGCGCAAGAAAAAGAAAATAAGTTGATGTTTGACTATCTTTTCTTGCTTGAGAAACTGACTCCGGAAGAATTACTGCAACTCTCAATACAAGAAACGCGCATCAAAAGAGCGAAAGACGAAGCCGCGGCGATAGCGCGTGTTCACGAAGTGAATGTCCCCAAGCTCCCTGCTGGCGAAAAGATTAATAACGAGACTGTATCGAAGGACATAATCGACGATTACTCTTCGGGTATAAATATTTTGCAATCCGGCGTTGCATCTATCACTCAAGACCTACAGGGTTGGGCGGGAAATATCGTCGGAGCCACAAGCGCACTACAGCAATTCACCGCAGGAATTATTGCGGCGATTGCAAAGACGCTTGAGGAGCAAACGGCAATCGCGGGTATAGCGGGTGTGCTTTCTCTCGCCACGGGGGGAGCATTCACACCACTATTCCAGGGTCTCGGTGGAATCAAACTCGCCGCCGGTGGTGTCATCAACGAGCCGGTTTCCGGTTTCGGGATGAAAACAGGATCGCGGTATCTGTTGGGAGAGAACGGAGCAGAGCGCGTCACGCCATTAACCAATATGGCGGGTAGTGGTGGTGTCCAGAACATACACCTAACGGGAGAGACACGCTTGGACGGGCGGGACATATTCATTTCATGGAAGCAGTATCGAGTCATTGACCGCAAGCTCGGAGGGAATGTTTGAAGTACACCTTCGATGATATTGTGATTGCAGATGGGCTGCTCAAGATAACAATAACGACAGACGCTTCCGGCTCTGACGTTGCGGTGCATGGTGATTATTTCCTGAACCTTGCGGAAACCATAGAGTCCGTAGAAGAGAACGGCGCGGGTGGTGTCTTGAGAATATCGGACGTGAACATTGAAGTGTTTGACCGTGATGGGATTTTCCAAAACGAAATCCTTTCGGGTGTTACGATTGCCGACTTCCTCATGGTTCTGAATGTTGCGGGGACGGATTACGCCCTATTCCCCGGAAGTATCGACCTCTCAACGGTTGAATATCCATCGTATTACGACAGTGAGACTGGAACGGAGTACCATTCTTGCAAGTTCATAGCGTTCTCCATCATCAAAAAACTTGAGTCCGTGAGCATGACGACCTTCCTTGCGGATATGGACACGCACTCAACGCATGGGATTGTAAGTCCGAGCTATTCCCCGAACGGTGAGACCGTGACGGTATTCAAGATCGCTGAAATTCTAAAGGTTATTCAGAGTTACATTTCTTTTGACAGTGGAACGGTGGAACCAGTTTTCGATTTCACCTCAGAGCAGACTTTTTGGTGTCGGAATAACATCGTTGGATCGCCAATTTCAGGCGGTGATCGAATACGCACAATCGGTGAATTGTACCTACTTCGCTCATGGCTTGAGCCTCACGATGGGCTTACGTACTACTCCGTTTTGTGGTCAACGGGTGGCGAGACCCGCTCCTTCATGCCGATGAAGAATGTCAAAGACTTCCTAATGCAGTTATGTTCTCAGTTCCTCGCTTATCCAGTTTTGGTGTACGATCCCGCGATGGACGTTTATCATTTCGAGTTGAAGCAGAGAGAGAATGGATCAGTGGTGGATTCCGGTGACGTTGGAACTCTTCTGACAAGCAACAAGAGGGCATTCTACGGGTACGGTGCTATTCAGTCCAGTTCAACCGATACTGACGAGCCGACGTTGTACTTCCCCGATACGATAAACGCCGAACAGTTTGGACTTACACTCCAGACTTATACCCATGTGTCGTATCTGTCTTTACAGCAACACATGGATGCATTCTTTCCCGAGTGCGATATGTGGATTACCGACCCATTGAACGCAGGAAAATTCTTACCCGTTCAACAAGCGAATTTCAGCGACCTGTATTCTGGATTTTTCTACTACAACCAATTATTGCTGACGATGTTCTCTGTCTATTGGACAAACCGGACGATGTACGAGCGCAGTTATTCCGGTGTCGCCGTAGGTGGTTCAACTCCTCTCAAGATTCTTGACCGCGTCACGATTAACAGCGCGGATTATTCTGTTATCGAAATCAAAAGAGACCTGATTAAAAGCGAAGTCTCAATCAAGGCCGTTTTGTACTAAACTTTTCACTCATTTTCAAGGAATAAAACAATGGGCGTTTTCGATTCATGGACATTCAACCTTGCCAACCTTCGGGCGGCGGGGGTTGTGTCCGCAAAAATCCGCAAACCTTCCGATGATGCTTACTATTCAGTTGGCATTCCGAGGGACGCAAAGATCACCGTGAAGCCTCTGAGCAAACCCGACACCAAACTTCGCCCGTACACTTGGGCGCATATGGTGGAAATCACATGGCAATCAATCGACGCGGGGTACAATATCGTACACCAACTCGACAAACTCATCACCAACGCTCCTTTTGATTTCAAGATCGGACTGACGGACGGACTATACTTCAACCCGATTGCCTCAAGTACCCCGATGGGATTGAAGTGGAAAATCATTTCGGGCGGTGATGCCGATGATTTCCGCATTATCGAGTACACGATTGCTGGGGTCATCAAGGAAAGCGAAATCGCTACCGTGATTACCAGCTCCCCGGCTGCGGACGGTTCTCCGAATCCTTCCGATGCTCTGTACTTCCTGAACTCCATTGATTTCAGCTCAACCTACCTGATGCCGAACGGACTCACGACCTTGTACTTTAAGGCCGCAGATGATGGTTCATACGCGAATACCGACTTCCAGGAAGGGAAGTTCACGTTTGAAACCATCGGAGAAGACGGCGGCGGCGGACGAAAGAATCCCCGGACAACTGCTATCAAGTTCACGTTCGACGCAAAAGTCCTCCAGACATCGGAAACGGAGATTGACTTGGTGCAGGCTATCGCATTGAACCAGATCGACCTCCAGTTGATTGCGTTTGACGGGGTTGCGATTCTTCTCAGTCATGATGTTTTCCAGTTGACCTGCGAAGTGGACTCCGAAGGGAACGCCGACAAAATCCGTTCTCTCGCCTTCCACGGAGAGGGTGTTATTACGGATTTCACTTCATGGAATGGTGTTTGGTCTGACTAATGCAGTCCGTCAACCTCACATATACCTACATCGGCTCAACGATTGGGCAAGATTTCAATATCTACGCTGCAAACGTAATTGATTTCGAGCTTGAGCGCGTGATTTTCAAAGGATTGAACGGCGGATATTCCGAGAACACTATCGGATTCCGCCGGGCGATCTCTCTTGACTTCGCCCCCCTGGATAATAAGGCTCTATCATATTTCGTGATGGGGTTTTGCTTCGGAGAGGATAGGAAAGTCACGATTGACGGAACGACCTACGATGTAACGATAGAATCGGAAGAACAGGCTTTCGAGTATATCGAAAACGTGAGGTTTGGCAATGCGTTTTCCATGCAGTTGAAGGAACGGACTCTAACTCCGAACCCTGACGATGATTCACCGATGACCCTTACTCCAATTTACGCCGGGACAGACGGAACGGCGGGGAATTATCTTTGCCAGTTGGTACAGGACGATCCTATCGTTATCGCCAAAAAGAATTTCCAATTCATTGGAGGGAACAGGGGTGATGCGTCTTTCGGCTATCTGCACAAGTTAATCATTCAGTTTTCACCGATTACAGATCCGGCCAAAGTTGATTGGTTGAGGAATTTCGTCTTGTGGAAACACAAGAGCATTGACACCACAACCATTGACCCCGTTAATGGTAAGGTGTACGATGTTGTTTTTGACCCCTCGGCTTCCGGTGTCCAATACACATACAACTACGGAGTACGGGCGAACCCTGTGACTACTTTGGTATTTGTTGAAGAGACTCTCCGCACGGAAGCGGAAATCGCTACACCCGTTGGCGCACCCTTCACGCTTGATTCATCCACACTTGACGGAACGGACGTATTACAATGAAAAAACTATTTCTTTTTGTTGCTCTTGTTTGTCTTTTTTCTTCCCTCGCTCCAGCTCAGTCAGCTACTTCGATGTTTGGATTCCCATTGTTCACAACTGGAGCGACTCTTTCGGCGGGTTCAAAGACTGATACAACCCCTGCTGTGACGCTGAACAACATCTCAACCCGCCTGGAAAAGTTCTGGACGCGGTACTACGATTATTACCACGACACCGCAAGGGCGATGAAGTATATCCGCATGAAAAACGGAGCGTTATTCACGGCTTCTTCTGGAAATACCGTTGCTCTAACGTCCTCGGAATTTGACCTTACGGGGAACCTCGGAGTAAACGGCACGGGTACATTCGGAAGCACTCTCGAAACTGGAGACGGCCTTGTAATTTCCGGCACGTCTGGAATGAGAATGTTGCAAGCATCTGGATCAAATTCTACCACGTTGCTATCAAAGGCCGGAAGCAACCACACTATCTATCTTGGAAGCGCGGCGGGTACTCTTGTTGCAACCGCCTCCGCTCCCCTTGCGATTGACGCAACAACGGGGAACGCAACTGTAGATACTTCGGCGGGCGTGACTCACTTAGCTACTCAGTTCTACGCAAGACCCTATAAGGTTTATGTGGCCTTGCTGAATCAATCCGGCACATCTGCACCAACGGCAACCGTACTACAGAATGACCTGGGATTTACACCAACCTACGCCAGAACGGATGCGGGGATTTATACCATAAACTCAAGCGCACATTTCACAAGTGGAAAAACTTGGGTTCACGTTGACAATCCCTTTATTGACTGGACTGCGGGAACGGGGTACTCTGTGACCTCCAATGCCTTCTGGACAAGTACAAGCGTTTTGGGATTGGATGTTCTCGAAACCGCAGGGGGAACCGGGGTAGATACGGACTCTGACAAGGGACTCGTAAACACCGCCATTGAAATCCGCATCTATCCTTAAGGGGCAGAGATGACCGACCACGATAAACTCGTATTCGCAGAGCTTCTTGATGAGAAGTTGAACCCGATAACCACACGGTTGGATGTTGCGATGAGACAGTTGGAACGTAATCAGGTTACTCTGTTTGGCGAACAGGGAGACAACGGACTCAACGGCACATCTAAAACCCACACACGACAGATTGATGGACTCCGCAAGTTTCAATGGAAAGCATTAGGCGGGGTTGGGGCTATTACTGTAATTCTCGCAATCATACAAATTATTAAGGCATTACACGGATGAACTCTCACACGCTACTGATTTGCTTGCTTGTCGGATTGATCGCCGGACTTCTTCTCGGACTCTGGCTCTCTCCAAAAATGAATCCAGCACCGAAACCTATCATTACGGATATTGTCACCGTTGACACCGGAATGATTGAAGCGACTGCGATTCTCCCCGAACGCCCCGCGAAGCCTCGCATCAAATACATTCACGACAGCATCCCCGTACCGGCTCCGCCTTACGATTGCTCACAATGCTATTGCGAACCTGAGACAGTCAAGATACAAGGTAAAACAATCACACCCCGAAAAGTGGTGACAAAAACGGTAACGAATACAGTGTACGAATCGCCCTCTTCCGTTCGTGGTTTCCTCGGCTCCGGCGTGATGCTTTTTGGCGACAATATACCTCATTTCGACATCGGACTTAGCTTCCAAGCTACAAGATTCCAATTCGATATTTCCGGCAGGCTACAGGACGGAAAGACCGGACTCGCCATTGAGGGTAAGTATTTTATATGGCGTTGAGAGACTCCGACTCATCCCGATTCTCCATTTTCTGTTATCGCTTTCAGCGAAGCCTTGCGCCCGACTACTCGAAAGAGATAGAGGCGTACATCAGCCCATCAATTAAAAAATAATCATGGCAAGTGATACTCAACATTTCAGAGGTAATGGAAAACCCGTACACTCGGATGATGAAATAATCAAGTACATCGTCCACAACACAGAAGCCCCGATTTCGTTTATTCGTCAAAAGTTCAACTGCTCCCCTGGAAGGGCAGGGGACTTGAAGCGTGTCGCTCTCAAAAAGGCAGAAGCAGCGGCCCGAACGAAAAAGACCGGAAAGACCGATTGGCGGGAATGGTTCAAGGACTCCAAGAGCCGACAGGATTTGAAGAAACAAGGTTCGTTCTCTCAGGATCACGCCATAATCGACGTTGAAAAACTCGGCATGAAGGGCAAGCCAATCATAATCCAGGTGCTTTCAGACCTCCATATCGGCTCTATGGCGGCGAATTATGACGCGATTGAAGAAATCACAGAGGGAATATTGAATACTCCGAACCTGTTTGTTATCCTCAACGGGGATTTGACCGAAACAACGGCAATGTTCAAGAACGCCCTCGCCGTTCACTCTCAGAGCATGGATATTGAGACACAGCATGAAGTCCTCGCTTCGTGGCTCGATACGATTGCACCCAAAGTTATCTCCGCAGGGTGGGACAACCACGGCGTAGAGCGTGAGGAAAAATGGGGTGCGTTCTCCCATATCAAACATATGCTGAATCGCCGATTTGTGTACCATAACGGCCTCGGCAGGCTCACGGTGGAGCACGGCAAAGCCTCGTATGAGCTTCTTGTGTCCCACAAGATCACCGGAGTGTCAATATTCAACCGACTGCACGGCGTTAAGCGCATGATGCGCCTGCAATTTCCGAATGTGGATATTGGTATCACCGGAGACTACCACACACCGGATGTTGAAACCTACTACGAAGGGGATTTCAAGCGTGCCTGTCTCATGTGCGGGAATATGCTCATCAATTCAGGGTATCAAAAGCGGTACTTCACCCTGTACTCCAAGATGAATATGCCGTGTATCGTCCTGTTCCCGGACGAAAAGTTTTTCTCCGTTCAAATGACGCTTGGGGAAGCCCTCGGCGTTGCCTCTCTCAAAGAAACTCCATACCTGTAAGGACTCACCATGAACCCGTCAAACAAAGAACGCTTCGCTTACGCCCTCGCCGGGATTATCCTCGTTATCGCCGTGACCGCATTGGTACTCCCGATGTACGTCCAGATTCCCGAAAACAACCACGATGCAATCATGCTCTCAATCGGCGTTGTCCTCGGTTGGGGTACCACCGTAGTTGGGTACTTCTTCGGCTCATCAAAGAGTAGCGCAGACAAGAATCAGCTCTTGGCTGACAAGACCCCGACAGATCCGGTGCAACCATAGGGTTATACCCTGAATTTCACGGCTCTTATTTAAGGTTATAGCCTTAAACTTTAATAGGGGCGTTCACTAATTAAGGCTGTTCACGTTCCGCGAACATGAAAGAAATATGAACAAAAGCGATTTAATTCTCCGAACAATCGACGTATGGGAAAAGGGCGCAGTAGATAATCCCCTGGACTCCGGCGGTCAGACGAAGTACGGCATTTCAAAGCGTTGGCATCCAGACGTGGACATACCGAACCTCATGAAAGACCAAGCCGTTGAAATCTACACCAAAGAGTACTGGAACCCCCTTGCTCTTGATACGCTCCATCCCCGCGCCGCTTGGAAGTGTTTTGATACGGGCGTTCTATGCGGGTTGAAAACAGCGAGAGACCTTAAAAAGCTGTTTATCGGGCAAGACGATATTGAGGGAGCTATGAATGTAGCGATTGACTTCCTCACGACTCACTTCCATACGATTGTTGACAAGAATCCTCCACAAAAGGCGTTCCTCAACGGGTGGTTGAGACGTGCAGCCGACAGGGGGGAAGATATTACTTGACCATTGCGAAGATTCTTGACGTTCTCGCCATAGTCTTAGCCCTCACGCTGATAGCGGTGGGGGTTGGACTATTGGCGGGTTGGATTTAGGCAAAACGATACAGTTTTGAGGCATTTTTAGGCAAGATTAAATTCCTTTAATCTTCGGATTTCTATTGACAATAACACCGGATAGCCGTATTATGTATGTATCAAATAACCATACACACTACACACAAGGTTAAAAATATGGCAATTCAGAAGCGCAAATTTGTCAACTGGCGGCTCAAGAGAGAGCATAGAAACGCAATCGCCAAAGCACCGGAAACGATGGGCGGGAAGAAAAACCCCCACCGGATTTCACGGCAAAAGTTTTTCGATATGGTTTTGGAAAAGGCTCTTACTGAACGTGGTCTTTTGCACGGAGGGCAAAACTAATGATCCATTTAGACACAACCGAAATCGTATTGAATCCGGGAACCGAAAATCCCCCGAAGTCAATCGCTCTTTGCCAGACGTGCCTTTATAAGTTGAAGGATTGCGTTTGTCTTTCCTCAATCGCTTCCAACTTCATAGCGGACAGTAAGGGCGGTCGTATCGTCTCGATGTCCGCTTGGATGCACCGTGAAAAGGTGGTGGTTCCCCATGCTTAACACATGGGAGAACTCGCAACAGAACGGATTGCTCTACGCTCGTGAAATCCCACAGGTGGAGGAGCGCAAGACGTGGAAACTTTGCACCACCTGTCACGGCTTCGGTGAAGAGACTGTTTACGTTGTTCATCCGATGGCGAAGGGTTGCGAAATGACCCGCATTCCGTGTACGAACCCGAATTGCATAAACGGCGAGGTGTTGTCTTGAGCAATCCGGTTATTCTCCATCATGGAATCGTGCGGGATGGCAAGTTCCACGCTGAAAACATACAGGTGTTCAAGGGTGCATTCTCTGGACTGGAAGGAAAGCGAGTAACCGTAACCGTGAAGAAGTACCACAAAGACCGGAGTAGCAATCAGAATAAATACTACTGGTCTGTTGTCCTCGGAGTGTTTGGGGAATACCTCGGTTACACTACAGAAGAACTGCACGAAGCAATGAAGATGAAGTTTTTATTAGTCCACAGCGACGGAAAGCCCGACACGGTACGAAGCACCACCGAATTGAACACGGTAGAAATGGAAGCGTACCTCGAAAGCATCCGTCAATTTGCAGCAATCTATGGGGTGTCAATCCCGTTGCCCAATGAAATCCAATAACAATGGAGAATAGCAATGGCAAAAAGTGACGCAATACAGAAAGCACCGGAAAAAACGCAGTTGCCGACAATGCTTGAATTGTACGACGAGAAAAGCATTGAGAAATGGGAAAAAGACAACGCCCTCCATGTGCTTTTGAATCAACCAGCAAACCCCAAGTGGCTTCAACCCCACCCATACGCCAAGCGTAAGGTGCGTCAGGAGGACGGTTCAACCAAGGATGCTCCTGCGATGTACCTTCCTATTGCTCGTCAGGAGTGGCTTATGACGAGAATCTTTATCAACTGGTACCCAGAAGTTTTGGACGTGAAACTAATCGCCAATTCCGTTGCTGTGACGTTGCGAGTTCATTACATGAATCCCACAGATGGGAAATGGCAGTGGGTTGATGGAGTAGGAGCCGTACCATTACAGACCGATCAGGGTGCCGGTGCTACCGATTTTATGAAGTTGAAAAGTTCGTCCGTCCAAATGGCTCTTCCCGCCGCCAAGTCATACGCATTTAAGGATGCGGTTGAAACCCTCGGCAACATCTTTGGAAAGGACGTAAACCGTCTCGACCCAATTAACTATGATCCCATGCTTGCCACATTTTCAAAAACAGTTGACCCGTTGAAACAGATGATGGCAAAGATACGCAAGGGTCTTGCCGTGTACCAGGGGGCAGATAAAACAACGCTCCAAGAGGAATGCCAACGCAAGTATGACGAAGGGGAATTTTCCGAAATCTACGCCAATTTTGTGGCGAAGAAGATTGGAGTTACGCTATGACCGTTCACCTGATGGAGCAAGGTACACCGGAATGGCTTGCGGTTCGTCTCGGAAAGTTTACGGCTTCCAATGCGGCAAAACTCATGTCCGGTAAAGACACCGCAGGGTATCAGGAGTGCGTCAATCGTGTTGTGTACGAGCGCATCACCGGAGAATCACCCGAAACGTTCAAGTCTGCGGCTATGCAACGGGGAAACGAACTTGAGCCGATTGCGAGAGAAGCGTACATCGAACGCTCGTTTAACGAAGTCCTTACGGTTGGGTTTGTGGAACGTGACGAGTGGACGGGTTGGAGTCCAGACGGTCTTGTTGGAGTTGGTGGTGCTTGTGAAATAAAATGCCCGTTGTTCTCAACCCTTATCAACAGCATCATCAAAGGGACAGTTCCGAGCGAATACCAATGGCAGATCCAATTCGGGCTGATGGTGTCCGGCAGGGCGTGGTGCGATTACTTTTCATATCACCCAAAGATGAAACCGTTGCTCGTCAGGGTGAACCGTGACGCAGCGAAGATAGTGCAAATCGAGGAACGACTTGCGGAGTCCATTACCCTCGCCAAGCAGAGATTGATTGAACTTGTGTAATCTATCCTCCCCAAGAAAGGAGCCACCCTCAAACCAACAGCAACGGACTCAAGCGGTATCGCCGTAAAAGACACCGCACCTTACTAACTCACAGATCAAATTAGAACAAATATTGTATTGGAAACCGTGCGGGTGTAAGACAGCACATCCGACATCCGCACGGATATATTTGAAGTGCAAGCATAATTCATTCACGTCGGTCGTTCAGGCCGCCAAATCTAAGAAGGAGAGAAGATGGCAGATGCAAGAATTTTGTACAAGGGTGTTGTTTGCGAGTTTCATGAGTATACGGATAATTGGACGTGCGATATTTCGGGAGGGGAATTTCGTGCCGATACCCTCGGAAAGCTAAAGACGAAGATTGATGCACTTCTTAAAAAGGAATCCACATTTGAACCATTCAAGGCGATCAAGGATGATTACCGTGAATTTTTCGTACCGGTGACGGTTACAAGCCGTGCCGAGGATGGAGATATTTGGATAAAGAGTGCAGATGGTAAGCGTTCAAAGGCCAATCAAAAAACAGTCTACGTTGATTCGTCTGATAACAACGCCTTGATTCAGGAAATCATCGGGTACAAGTTAGCACAGAAGAAACTTGACGATAAGATGGACGAGTGCAGAAAAAAGTTGAAACTTTTGTATTCCTAACCCTCAATTACGGAGTGACCCCAATGACGATACAAGAAGCAATCCTCTTTGTTAGGGCGCATGGCGGTATGTTTAAGCGCAAAGGCTCGGAAAGATGGCTGACTCTTACTTTCGGGCTGATATTGGGATTCTGCGGTGAAGAGGATGGTGACGAATTTCTTCACCCCGTAGACGCACATGACATTCTCGCAACCGATTGGGAGGTGCGTGACTGACATGGCATACTTTTCAAACGGGCGGGAGATGAATTTGGTTTTCTTCCCCTCGTTCCTACTCTTTTACATTCAATATCCAGACCCGCTAATAGTGAGTTTGTTGATTGTGGGATTGATATTCTCACGTCAGATGGCGGGAAGTGTAATCGCTTTGGCGGTTGGATTATTCATTTTTATCAAAAGGAGATTGGCGAGTTGAAAAAGCAGAAGATTATTATACCGTCTTTCGAGGAACAGATGGATGCTATGGAAAAAGCAGATACCCCTATACTATGGAAATGGTACAAGACTCAAAACTGCCTTTCGTATTGGTATTCAATTTTAAGGGAGTCAGAAGTCCTCGTACCAAAGACAAAGATAATCCATACAGACTTACAACTTATTAGACTTTGGGATCACAAAAAACTTGACGGGTATGGCGACCTAATACGGGAAATAACTGAGGCCGCCATTGAGATGGGCTTTCCTTGCTTTTTGCGGACGGGGCAAACGAGCGGAAAGCATGATTGGAAATCCACCTGTTACCTTGAAAGCAAGGACGATGTTCTGTCTCACGTTGAACAACTTGCGGCTTTTAGCGACATGGTGGATTTGCCGACAAACGTATGGGTTGTACGGGAACTGATTAAAACCGCTCCCGCATTTACCGCCTTCGATGGGGATATGCCGATTGTCAAAGAAGCACGATGTTTCATTCGAGATCACAAGGTTCAGTGTATTCACCCTTACTGGCCTTCAGATGCGTTCAAAGATCAGAAATGTAGTACCGACAACCCCGAATCAGTGCAGTCGTTTTCAGAATTTGAGTTGGAAGAAATCAATAAAGTGCTACGCAAAGTTTGTAGATATTTTGTCGGGTATTGGTCGGTTGACCTTTTGCTTGGTGACGATGGCCGATGGTGGTGTACTGATATGGCGCAAGGCGATGATTCATATCATTGGAAACCATGTTTATCAGGAAGGGTCTGACCCGTTGAACGCAAAACGAAAGAATAGCGGATTTGAAACGAGAATGTCTACGCTCTGGTCAAGGGCTATACGGAAGCGTGATCCGTTCTGCAAGATTTGCGGGAGACCGTCCGAGGATGCTCACCATATCCTTAAAAAGTCTCAGGCGAAAGGGTTGAAGTTTGACCTGCGGAATGGGATGGGAGTCTGCCGAAGATGCCATAGCGAGGTTATACACGCCAACTACAAGTCTTGGTTGCGTGTTTTCTTCGCAGACAATCCAGAATTAGCGGAATATCTGACCGCACTCAAGAAGAAAGTAATTTACAGCACCGATTTAGAAGCAATCGAAAAGACCTTGAAGGAGTCCGGATGACCGAGATAATTACAGGCGAATTGAGATACACCGTCAAAGAGGCGGGCGTGGTTGATACACGGATGGCCTTCTTCTCCGGCATGAAAGAATCGGACGTTGCAGAAATCGAGGAATGCGGTGGATATATTTATGGGGTTTCCGTGAAGCCACAACACCCCCGCACGTACCTCCCCAACCCCGAACGGGTAGAGCGCATCAAGGAACACCTCAAAGCCATTGAGGACATTATCGAGGGACGGGCATGAGAAAAAGCATCAAGTGTTATCGCATACACAATTCTATTCAATTCGGCTTTTCAATCTACCGAAGCCGATACGAATACAGTACGGAGTATGAGTTTACCCTTCAATTCCTGATATGGGGAGCATCTTTGTACGTTGAAATATTCGATGGTTTCGATGATCCGTTTAAGAAGGTGATAACCGCATGACCGAGACAGCAAACGACACCACCCGAAAGATACTGGACTACCTTGCTATTACCGGAGCAATGGCATTCCGCAACAATATCCGGCCTATCCCGAATCGGAAAGCCCCAAAGAACCACAAGGGAAGCGGTGACGTTATTGCTTGCGTGAATGGGTTTTATTTGGAGGTGGAAGTGAAACACGGTGACGATGTAATGAGCCAAGACCAGATCGACCACAGGGCTAAAGTCCTGTCCTCGGGCGGTTCCTACTTCACCGTCAAAGACTTTACCGATTTCGAGACACAGTTCAAGCAGACATTTCATTCACGGACAAGGTTTGGGAAATGAGAATTTTAGTCGCTTGCGAGTATTCCGGTACTGTTCGAGAAGCGTTCAAGGCCAAAGGGCATTACGCCATGAGTTGCGATTTACTGCCCACTGAGATTCCAGGGGAGCATTATCAGGGCGATGTGTTTGATATTATCGGGGATGGTTGGGATATGATGATTGCTTTCCCTCCATGCACATACTTGAGTTTTGTTGGATTAAGGCATTGGAACAAGCCGGGGCGAAAAGAGAACCGCGACGCTGCGGCAGACTTTTTCATGCGCCTTTGGAACGCAGATATTCCTAAAATAGCGATTGAAAACCCACTGGGACACATGAGCCGAGTATTTCGCAAGCCGGACCAGGTTATACATCCGTATTACTTTGGTGATCCAGTAAAAAAAAGGACTTGTATATGGCTCAAGAACATTCCCAAGCTGACGTGGAGCGCAAGCGATACGTTATTCCAGGTGAAAACATCAACCGACAAGCCAAAGCCGCTTTATTTCTTATCGACAACGGGAAAGCCTGTGAATTGGGTTGAGGGGATTAAGGGTTGTGGTAAAGACCGCTCAAAGGAACGTGCAAGATTCTGGCCTTCAATCGCTCAAGCAATGGCAGACCAATGGGGATAGCATGACCGGAACCGAAGTCAAGAAATTCGCAGAGATGATAGTTGCGCTTTTGAAGTTTGCCGTTGAGCATCCCGAAAAGGAGCAGATTGATTCCGAGACTCCGATAAAGGGGTCAAAGATTGCTGAGCGGTTTAATCTACGGTTTGGGACAGACTACGATGATTCAGACGTGCGCCAAGCTGTAAACTTCTCCAGATCGACACTCAAGCAGCCAGTATGCTCAAGCTGCAAGGGGTACTGGTTCGCGAGGAACAAATCAGAGTGGGATTCTACCACCTCTGGACTCAAGAGCCGAATATCCGAAATGCAGTCAGCCATTACAGGCGGTGACCGTTACTGGTTAGACCCCGGAATGTTCCCCAACGAGTAATTTTTTTTGTGAAAAAATAAAGTATTAATTCTTTCGAGCTACCACAAAAGAACTTGATTTTGTCATCCAAAAGATGTACATTAAAAATGACGATTCAACAATGAGAAAGACTTTAGCAAATATTGCCCCTGAATTAGCCGCCTTTGCACGTTCTCGTGTGTTGGATCGTCCGGTTGATTTGGGGGCTTTGCTTTTTGGAGAAAACCGATGATTGCTTTTAGGATATACGATGGGGTCAAATACTTTGAGATTCAATTCCCCGAAGATGGGTATCCGGTGATTGAGTGCGGGGATACAGGCGACCCGCAAGTTGGAATTGTTGTGACTGCCTCTGACGATGAAATAGCTCAGTTGAGAAAGTATCTTAACGACAACGCCCCGAAGCTGGAGGGGCAATAATGGCGGGATGGATTAAGCTCCACAGGCAGATCACCGAGAACTGGATATATGGCTCTGAGAGGTTTTGCAAGTTTTCCGCATGGGTTGATTTGCTTCTTTCTGCGGCCCACAAGCCCAATAAGGTTATGATAAACGGGCATTTGATCGACCTTCCCGTTGGTGGTTTGTGCGTGAGTCAACTTTCATTAGCAAAAAGATGGGGTTGGAGCAGGAACACCGTAAAATCGTTTTTAGTCTTACTGGAATCTGAGCACATGATTGAGCACGTCCCAAATGCTGTAACTACAGTCATAGTAATAACTAATTGGAGCGAGTATCAGGGGATTGAGCAGCAGATTGAGCAACAAAAGGGCAACGGATTGAGCAACGATAGAGCAAGTCTTGAGCAGGGTCTGAGCACAAACAAGAATGTAAAGAATGATAAGAATGTAAAGAAAGAACAAAAGCCCCCTACCCCGAAAACCAATTCTTTTGATTTTGACGGATGGAAAGCAATCGAAAAACTGTCCAGTATTCCAAACTTTGAAATCGCATGGAACAACTGGATAAAGTTTCGAGCCGATATTAAGCATCCGTATAAAACTCAAGGGGGCATTGATGGCACTCTCAAGAAACTTTCACAACTCAGTGATCCAGTCGCTTCAGTCGAACAATCAATAGCTAATGAATGGCAAGGTCTTTTCCCACCAAAGGACAACAACAATGCGTCAAATCGGTCAAGCAATAACAGCAATCCAGGCTCAGTCGGTGCAAGAGCAACCTACCGAAATCCGAACGCAGTTGCAGACGCTGAAAAGTTTGCAAAAGAGATTGACGAACTCCGATCACATAAACGCTCTGGAACTATTTGACAGCCCTCCGGTATCGAGCGAGACATTTGCCCGTTCCGGCGAAGTCCTGAAAGCCAATTTTGGGATAGATTTTGACCCCGTAAAATTCAAAGCCTTGTTCCTCCAGATCGACAATGCCGGATGGACGGAAGAACGCTATCGCCGGACGTTTGACTGGTTCCTGAGAAACAAGAAATTTGCCAGTTGGACGATTGCAGACTTTTTCGAGTACGGAATTGAAATGGGTGGGTACGGTTGGTATCTCAAGAAACTTCACGAAGGATGGAAGAACACGGATTTCGCTCGGTGGGAATTGCCGGACGGATCAGTAGCATACACCGCCGCAAGCGCAGACCTCCCTTTTAAGCAGTGGGAGCCGAAAGCCAAGACACCTATTTTTGATTGCCGAGATTGCGGGAAAGAGTTTAGTTCAGCCACAGATTACCATGACCATTTACCGTGCAAAGGAGAAACCTAATTAGATCATACAAAGAATATCTCGCAGTAGAAGGCGAGGGAATCCCGAAATTGCCGCAGGCTTATCATCATCACGACAAGTGGGAAGAGTTCCATGCCGGACTTTGGAAAACGGTATCGGGAGAGCTGAGAAATGAAATGTTTCAAATCGCAATCAGGTTCATGAATGATACAGACGCATTTGGGTTTCACATGGAAAAGGCTTTAACTCTTTGGCCTATTTCGTGCGAACAGAATTTCACGAACAGTTCGATCAATCACATAGCATGGTTAGGCCATGCGGCGGTTTGTATCGCGCATGGAATCCCCGAAGACATTACACGCCTTGCATGGCACGAGCTTTCAGAACAAAAACAAGATGCGGCAAACATCGTTTCCGCTAAATATGTCAATCAATGGAAAAGGGAGTATGCCAAAAAACTATTTGGATAAAAACGTGTTGGACGCGGCGCGGGAAAGAATCGCGTGGACGTTCGACAATTTCAAAAAGATATACGTCAGCTTCTCCGGCGGTAAAGACAGCACGGTCATGCTTCACCTTGTGATGGATGAGGCGATCAAGCGCAAGCGTAAAGTCGGAGTGTTCTTTGTTGACCTTGAGGGTCAATACAAAATCACAATTGACCACATTCTGAAATGCTATTCGATGTATGCAAACAACACAGAGCCGTTTTGGTGCTGTCTGCCGATACATCTTAGAAATGCTGTCAGCGTTTACGAGCCGCATTGGATATGCTGGGACAAGCAAAAAGAATTGTCGTGGATCAGAACGCCTCCCACGATTGCGATAACCGATACAAAGAAATTTCCGTTCTTCCATGACGGCATGGAGTTCGAAGAGTTTGTGCCGCTATTTGGGAAGTGGTACGGTAATGGCGAACCTGTGGCATGTTTCGTTGGGATTCGCTCAGATGAAAGCCTAAATCGTTATCGAACGGTATCGTCGGCAACAAAACAGATGCATACCGATAAGCGATGGACAACCCTCGTTATGGATGGAGTGTACAATGTGTATCCGGTCTATGACTGGAAAGTTGACGATCTCTGGATTTATCACTACAAGAATCCCAACAAGCCCTCCAATGGCTTATACGACCTGATGCACAAGGCCGGATTGACCTTGAGTCAAATGCGTATTTGCCAACCATACGGCGACGATCAGCGGCGTGGTCTTTGGTTGTTTCACCTGATCGAGCCTGAGACCTGGGCGCGAGTCGTAGCGCGGGTCAACGGCGCAAATGGCGGGGCATTGTACGTTCAAGAGTCTGGAAATATCAACGGGTACCGGCGTGTAAGCAAACCCGAAGGGCACACATGGGAGAGCTTCGCAAAGCTTCTGATAAGCTCTATGCCTCCGGCAACGCAAGAGCATTACGGGAACAAGGTGGCGGTATTCCGCAAATGGTGGATGACTCGCGGCTATCCCGATGGAATACCGGATGAAGCACCGTATGAACTTGAAAGCAAAAAGAATGTTCCATCGTGGCGACGTGTTTGTAAATCACTGCTTCGTAATGATTATTGGTGCAAGGGATTGAGTTTTACTCAGCACAAAAGCGAAGCATACCAAAAATATTTACTATTAATGAAAAAACGTAGAAAGGAATGGGCGATATGAGCGCGGACAAACAGTTGTCTTTATCGGGAGAATTATATTCGGGCAAGGCGGATTCTTACATCGTTGGAGAAGCGAAGTCTCTGTTTGCGATGTTGAAAGACTTGTCGCTTGCCGATAAGGTTGAGACTTTGAATCAGTTGAAACTTGCGATGCACGAACAAAGTCCGATGAAGGACGAACCTGTTGATTGTGTTCTATGGGTTGCGACGGAAGGTGTCCAGGCGAACGACTACAATCCCAATTCCGTAGCACCGCCGGAAATGCAACTTCTTGAGGTGTCGATTCTTGAGGATGGATACACTCAGCCGATTGTAACTTTTGACAATGGCGAAATCCGAGAAGTTGTTGATGGGTTCCACCGCTCCAGGGTTGGGAGGGAATCCGAGCAAGTGAGAAAGCGTATTCACGGTTACCTACCTGTGGTTACCATCAATCATGCGCGTGAAGATCGTGGCGATAGAATCGCGGCAACAATCCGACACAATCGCGCAAGGGGGAAACACCGGATTGACAGTATGTCGGAAATCGTGATTGAACTGAAACGCCGGAATTGGAGCGATGAAAAAATCGCGCATAATCTTGGTATGGACGCGGATGAAATATTGAGACTGTCCCAGATTAGCGGCCTCGCGGAAATGTTCAAGGACAAAGAGTTTTCAATGGCATGGGAAGCAGACCAGATTAACGAGCACGACTCAATCGAGATCACAGAAGAAAATATTCCCGATACGTTGTAGGGAATAATCATGGAACCGAGACCGTGTGAAGAGTGCGGCAAAGACTTCATGCCGAGAGTAGCGAAGCAGAAGTATTGCAAATCCTGTCAGCCCACGAAGCAATGTCGGCAGTTAATGGATTACCAAAAAAGCATAGGCATGACGCAGTTGGACGATTCGGACGTAGGGAGTACCGAGAGGCATTGCGCCATGATCGAGAACTACCTCAAGACGGACTGGAAGATAGTCGATACCGATATACTTTACAGCGAAATCCGGCCAGAAAGACCTACCCCGAAGAAGCCGAGAGCTCAATAATGCCTCGAAATGGCGTGAAATCCCCAAAGGTGGCCAGTTGTGGTTGCTGTAAATTTAATGTTCAAACACTTGCTTTTTTCAAAACTACCTATTAACTTGTATATGCAAACCGATACACTCACATTTAGCCCAATTAGTCCGTTATCGCTACACCCTCGCGGGTGTGTCGGTTTGCAAGCGGATTTCTTGGGCTAAACTATTTTTAAACGAAAGGTTGTTGCATGGAATACGGAATACACAAATCGTTCGAGGCTTTCCAGAACGTGAAGATTTCGGGCGGTATTTTCGACGGGCGCGATGGAAAAATTATCAGCCGTTCAACAGAGAATGTCGGAAAGTATTACGTCGTTCTGAATATTGACGGTCGTTCAAAGACCGAACAGATCGGCGTTGAATATATCCAAGCAATTTCGTAACCACTAAGGTAAGGAGTGACCATGAGCAAGAAACACTACACATATCCCGTTGCAACATTCACCGAGAATGGGAATTCAACCCACTACATCAATGTCGGATGTTTGCTTGGATTGTTTTCTGCCGCAAAAGTTGTTGTCGGCAATGGTGTTGATCCGGCAAAAGGCTTAAAGATTCTTGCGGAGAAAATCGCCGCCGCCGAAAAGGAAATCAATGAACAGATTACCGTACACTTTTAAGGGAGTGACCATGAAAACAGTTCTGAGCAAAGATACGCCCGTGGGGGCGAAGTTCATCGACAAGCGTTATGGTGTTAGTCCAGTAGAAACCATTGTACGACACATTGAGAATGTTGGGGTTGACACCGAACGTGGTATTTGCAATTACGGTACGCCTATCGACCTCCTTGAGCCGGAGATGCCGGAGTGGGTTGAGATTCACGAAGATGTTGAAGTGGGTACAATCCTTTTCGTTTGCAATCGTTGTAACGTGCGGGTGAGTGTTGTAAAATCGCAGTTGGAAGAATGGATTTCCCATCACTCCAAGTGTGAGCCGGAGGGCAACACGCCTACGGTGGAAACAGATTTGTTGCCGTGTCCGTTCTGTGGGACAATGCCGATAAACCATGGTTATCGTATCGACTGCGAAAACTGCGGTTCGGGATTGAGCGTTGTTGATACGTTTCACGATGACAAAGCCGCCGCGCATAGACGGTTGAGAGTGAAGTGGAATACCCGTTCCGTTCCGGTGTCTCAGGGGGAGAAGGAAACACAATGTTTATCTATGGATTGTCCGAACATGGCGAAAGGGGATGAGGTTTATTGTGACAGTTGCCTTGCGATTATTTATGCGCCTGTTGCCAAGCCCTCCATCGGCTCCAAGAAGTTGTCAGAAATCAGTTACAGGGAGCATTTGATTGCGGAGATTGCGGGTGGTTGGGCTGTATCGGACATTGGTCTGGATTTGGGGGATGGTGCGCCTGTGATTGAATTTGCCGATGCCATCATCGCTCGTCTTGATTCAGAGAATGGGGGTGGGAAATGACAAAGACACCGGAACAGTGGATGAAAGCTTTAGCGGAAGCCGACCAATGGGACGATAGGCTGAAATGCGAGATAGAACGATTTAATATCGTCAAGGCCATCCAAAGGGAGTCCAGAGATGCGGGGATACGGATCGGCATGGATGATGCCATTGCGGAAACCCGTAGCATTATGAACAAACCGGGGACGTATGATAGCGCACCCGTTTACGTTTTGGAAAAATTGCTTGAAAATCTTGAACAGTTGAAGGAGAAAAAGGCATGAAAGACTGCGTAAGCTATGAATCGGCTAAAGCCCTCAAGGATGCAGGGGTTGTATTCGATGTTGAACACGCATATTTGTTAATGGGCGATGGTTCTACACGATTGATTAAAATAATCGGCAGTGGTGCGCTCGTATTCCCCGCCCCGACCTTCTGTGAGTTGTTTGATGCTCTCCCCGATTATATTGTGGTGGACAACGTAAGGCTCTCGCTATATTCTGCTAAGGTTGGTTCTTCACATACTGGATGCAAAGGAAATTACTATAATGCCATGTATGCCAATGTATCGAATGGTATTTATTTCCCGATTGCCGCAGAAAATGCGCAATCACCACAGGATGCACTTTCGGAGCTTATTATTTCATGTCTCAAGATGGGTTATCTCACTTTGGAACAGATCAACGGGGAGGGAGTATGAGTAAGGCTAAGAAGATACATACGCCAAAATACAAAATCGGGCAAACGGTTCTGATTCCCGTTAAGATTTACGACATTCACACTGACTTGTCTAAGAATCAACCACCGAAGTATCGCCTAACCATTTTGACCGAACTCAGAGAACGGTGGGTAAGACAAGGGCTGATTCGCCCTCTCCCCAAGAAAGGAGCAAGACGTGGCAAGAAATAAGTATGCAGTCGCCATAAGAGTTTTACAAGATTCCGCTAAAATGTGGCAATCGTTCATGGGTGATATTTCATACGGAAAAGACCATGGCAAGCTACAGGCGAAAGCCCAAGACAAGATTAAAAACCTTCATCGTGCTATCATCGTCCTACGTTCTGCGGGGAAAGGAGCAAAGAAGAAATGAAGGATTGTACGAAACACGGAATGGTTGATACCAATGGATGCCCTGAATGTATGGCAGACCATTTGAACGAACGGATCGCTGAATACCGTGACGAGAACGCCTCTCTCCGCAAGCAGTTAGAGGATGCGGAAGCAAGGGGATGGAACAAGGCTCTGGACAAGGCTATCGGATATGTGAGCAACGATAAGACCCAAGACTATCTTGAAGCACTCAAGAAACCAATTCAGGAAAGGAAGGAACCCGTATGAGCGAGAAGTATGTAAAAGCAAGCCGAATCGAGGAAGAGATTGCCGCCGCACAAAAGAATCAAGACGATTCTAAGGAAAAGGTAAATCAAGAATATTATCGCGGTATGGTTCACGGGCTCAAATCTATTTTCGCCTCCGCCACAGAGATAAACGGAATAAGCAGGGAGAGACTGGAATTTCATCTCGCCGAAGCATACAAGACAAACGAAGATGCCGAAGATGCCGCATTGATACAATCATCATGGGGTGTTATCAACTTTTTGCAAGTCATTCTTTCAGAGTGTTCTCCCATAGGGGAGCAGAAATGCGAGTGGCGATACGAGCATGGTATAGAAGGAATCAACGACCCGTTTTGGCTATGTTGCGATGGGATGAAAGACGATACTTTATCTGTGAAAGAATGGAGTTTTTGCCCTTTCTGCCATTTGCCCATCGTGGTTAAGGAGTGAACCAATGGCAAAGGGAAGCATCACCTTCAAGATGAAGAAACCCAAAACCCGCAGTTTGGGGAAGATTCCGAGCCCTGACCGGAGAGACCGGAGAAAGATGTGCGCCTGTGGCTGCGGGAAGCCCGTTGAGGAAGGCCGTAGGGCTATGTCCCGTTACCGCCTGGAATGCAAGGCGAGAATCGAACTGGAAACATCACTCCGTAAAAACCGTGAACTTGGGTACAATACCCGTGACGATTCAGACGTTGGAACAGGAAAACGTCACCGGAAATTCATCGAAGAACACCTCCGAGACCGTTGGGCGTGGGATTACTCATCGGATCGACCGTAAAATTTAATCCAGAACATTCTTGTATTAGTGCTTACAATTCCTTATTATTAGGTAAGATGTCCGCAGAAGTGCAAATATCTGGTTCCTCCGCTCGCTCGACCCCGTTGCCTACCTCCCTGGGTGACGGGGTCAATTTGTTTCCGAACTACCGCCAGATTCTCGTGTCAAGGGCGTTGGAAACGCTAAAAGCCCAAAAGCGGAACCGGGAGGACGTGGCGGCTCTTATTTCCCGGCTCGATAGCGGGTCTGTGACCGCCGAAGGATTGACCTCGTCAGAGTTCAACCTTTTGAACCTGCAGGCGACTGCGATCCGTGAGTCAAAGGAAGTCTCGGAAGTAACCCGCAAGGCCAAAAACAAGAAAAAGGCCAAAGAATTGACACTCGCGGAATTAGGCTCAAAATCAGTTAATTCACCGAACAGGCGGGATAAGAATTTCGATACGGTGACACCGTGGGAAAAGTTATGAACCGAGCCGGATTGATTTCGTGGATTAAAAACCTCCCAAAGCTGATAAAGATTTGTGGACAGCTCATGTCCGGCAAACACGGGATTCTACTGCTTTGGGACACCCCGCAAGAAGAAACCGTTTCGGTGCATTATTATTTCATCAATTCACCGGAATCAGAATCAGTATCGGTTTGCGCTCATTGGGCTTATTCGCAACTGGCAGGGAATCGTATTCTTTCAGAGGCAAAAAGCATTTTATCTGACGAACAGGAATGAACCACGCTGAAACAGCCAAGACGTTGGGAATCCGTTACGAAGGAATCCAGAAAGGCTTTCGAGACCATCCCGATATGCCCCTATTCACCGACCCGGTAACAGGATCGACATTCACGTTGAAAACGGGCGAATCCGTTGCGGACGCACTGAAACGCAAAAGAGCGCAATGGGGTATAAATAGCCCAGTTTTGGCAAACTGCGAAAAGGTGCGATAATGGCGCGAAATGGCGTAAAAACCGGAGGTGGTTCAAGAAAAGGAAAGCCGAACAAGGCTGGATTGCAAATTAAGGAAATCCTTGACCGTGTCGTGGATTTTGAAGTTGTTGCGGGGAAGCTGTACGAACTTGCTCAAGGCGTAGAAGTCCAAAAGATGGATTCTCAAGGCGGGACAAGGGTTTACACGGAGAAGCCAGACCCCGCAGCCGCACGGATATTGATCGAATACCGTTTTGGGAAAGCGGTTCAGCCCGTAGGGAACGCGGACGACAAGCCTTTTGAAATCAACGTGACCGGACTTTCGGACGAGCAGCTTGAGAAAATGGCACGTTCGACCAAGCAGTAATTGGTCAAACTATCGCTTTTTATCGGGAAAACACTTTGGAGGCTCAACCACACATCGAAGGGAAGACAATGGCTGCAATAATACTTCTTTCAGTTTTATTTTGTGCGGACGGTCAAAGGGAAAAGGCTCACACGGAACACACAAGCGAGGCGATGATTCAATGGATTGAGGCCGCATGAACGACACCGTGACGATCCTTGCTTGCATAGGAGGTGCAATCCTCCTGGTATGCGTATGGCTTTGGGGTTATTCGAAGGGGTACGTGGACTCACCACGTAACGAGCCGCAGAAGGGGAAGCGAACCACGTAATGCCAGAATCACCCGACGATACCTTAAAGCAGTTTTATAAAGTACGCTCCTACGGCCCGAATAAATTTGGCGAAGTAACTATCAGCATAAATGCGATTTCCGTAGTTGACGGATCGGAAGTCAGGATGATTACGGGTGAAAAGTTTAATCTTGGATGGCAAGACCTTTTGCATGTTCAATCGAGACTTGACAAACAATGAACAAGCGAACCACATGAAACCATCTGACAAGCGGTGGGGGCGGGAATGAACTGTACGAGATGTGATGGTAAAGGAAGCATTTTGACTCGCCCACTTTGGGAAAAAGGATTATCTACGGGCATCGAATTACCATGTGATGTTTGCGATGGAACCGGACAGGTTGACGAGTTTTATCCATTGCGTGTCGAGCAGGGCGAAATATTCCGCAAGAATCGTATGGGTGCAGATTTATCATTGCGTGAGTTTTGCAAAAAGTACGGAATGAACACTGTTCGCATAAGCCAATTTGAGCGCGGGAAAAAGCTCGATTTATCCCCCGAAGAAGTAAAGATTTTGCAGATGTATGATAAACCGCCAGCCGCCCCAAAGGAGAGAGAATGAAAAGCGCAGAAGAGTGGGAACAAGACGTTTTCAATGTCGATACCAAACCAGAGATGATTGAACTGTTTGAACAGGTTCAGGCCGACTGCATACGGTCTTGTGCCGAAAAGATTTATGAGTTGGGGAACACAAAGAAAGCAGACGTGGAAGCAATAGTTCTTTCCCTTCTCCCCGCAAGCCAGAAAGAAAAATGAAACGTCTCTCTGCATTGAGGGCAACCCTCACCCCGTAGATTTCCTCAATGTGAGCTACGGTTTGGCATGAGTGGCAGAATCCGCAAACCCTGTTTGTACCTAATTTGGGTTATGCGGTATAGGTCAAGGTTGAGCGACCTGAACAGAGAGACTTATTTAACCAATTAACCGAAAGGGACGGAGAGCTATGAGTACCGCCGCAGATGGAACGCAGGTAAAATATTTTCAAAGGCTTTGTGCTTGCGAAACGCCGGTGCCGTACAATCGGAAAACCGTAACCACCACAACCAATACGGGCGGTGAGGCATACAATACAGTTTATTCGGACATATACTGCAAGAAATGTGAGCTTCCAACCGGAAATGCGGAGGGAGGAAAGGAAAAATCATGAGTGAGACTTTTACAAACCCAAATGCGTGGTGGGTATGGTTCTGGATTTGCATGATTGCGATAGTAGTCAGGAATTGCATTGTGTGGACAACCAGAGCAATTACCGGGAAATACCCACCGGAAGATTATCGCCCCGTTGAACCAACAGAGGAGAAGCAAGGATGAGTCCTATTTACGAACAGATTATTGAACTGATACCGAAACTCGACAAGGAACAACGGGAAGAACTGCGTCTTGCGCTTGAAAAGAATTTCCCGTCACCCGTTCCCGCCTCAGAGGAAACACCTCAGATTATTGGTGTAGGGGATATAGTTACACCCATTAAGGATCATAACTCATTGATACTGGGGAGAGAGTATGAGGTTGAAGATGTTTCTGGAGAATACTTGGAAATCGAAGGTGGTGTTATTTGGCTTATATCCCGTTTCCGTCTTGTCCGCAAGGCCGGAGCGAAAGAAGCCAAAGCGGTCAAAGATTTCGTGGAACAGGTGAATACACAACCTCCTGATTACGTGATCCCCGTTTCAGAGCCGACAACCGAAGAACGGGGAGAATCCGGCGTAGCTCAACTCCAAAAGTACAATAGCACGGTAACTCCATTATCCATGTTGGAACAAAAGGTCAACGACCTCACCGTAATCGTTCAGGGCATGGAAGAACGGTTTGAGAAGGTGAGCGTACGGCTCAAGGCGGTTGAGGAATTGCTTGATGCTTGTCCGACCACCGGCTTGAATCCGTTTCAACGCCTCGTGAATCTTGAGACCGCAATCATAAAACACCATGAAGTCCTTGCGAAGTTGGAAAAAACGAGCCATTACGATGGAGATACAGTGAATGAGTTTCGATCTCGTTTAGACAAACTGGAGAAAGGCGTAATGCCCACAGACGAGAAAGAAGAGAAGTTGCGTTGGTTCGGATACATTGCCGAATGGAATCGGGAGCATAGATTACGTCCCGAACAGTCTGAAATACCCGTAGTGGCAAGCATTCCCCATGAGATTGCTTCCGATAAGCACGTACCGTTCCCCGGCTACAAAGTACCTCGGACGAAAGAATGAAACAGAAATTCAGTGCATCCGTTTCCCCGTTCATCCCCAAGAAGAAGTACGGGAGGATAAGCTTTTCCCTTGAAATCGGCTACGACCTTTGGGATGGAAGGAATTACAACCGTTTCAACAAATGCTTTCAGGTTGCGGCGCACATCAAGATTCTGTTTTGGTGGATAGACCTATACTCCTATACCTATTTTGACGAAATGGCTCCAGAGTGTAGCGAACTATGACCTACACCGTGAAGCTGTTTCTCAGTCCCGAAGATCGAAAGGCCGGCACGAACGCCGTAGATGAAAAGGCGATTCCGTTTGCATTGGATTCAGACGATGCCCTAACTCAATATATCGCTCCAGAAAAGTATTGGAGTACGAAAACGTATTTGAAGGTTGAAAAATCCAAGTGACCTCCAAGCAAAAACAGGCCGCCGCCGAACTGGAACTCAGGAAGCGTGAACGCATGACTTTCGTGGAATACGTCAATCGGGCTTTCCCTCAGTACGTTTGGCACGAACACAACAAGCGGATTGCGGACGTATTGGAGCGGATCGTGAGGGGTGAAGTGAAACGGGCGATGTTCTTTGTTCCACCTCGACACGGTAAGTCTGATGCAATCTCGCGTTCTTTCCCAGGCTATTTCCTCCGCAAGAATCTGACCAAATGGGTAGGGCTTGCCTCGTACTCCGCTACTCTCGCTCAATCGCTTTCAAGGGACGCAAGGGATAGATATATCGAGTCCGGCCGTGAAGTCAGGGACGATGTAAGCGGAACAGCCGAATGGATGACGCAGAAGAACGGCGGACTTTGGGCGCAGGGTGTGGGGGGTTCAATTACCGGAAAAGGTTTCGACCTCGGAATCATTGACGATCCTATCAGCAACGCAGAGGAAGCCCTGAGCCAAAATCAAAGGAACAAGGTTTGGGAGTGGTGGCAATCGGTATTCTATACCAGACAGCACCCTGGAGCCGCTATCATCCTGATTATGACCCGTTGGCATGAGGATGATTTAGCCGGGCGGTTGCTTTCGCAGGAATCCAAACAGCCTGAGCACTGGCATATCGTAAACTTTGAAGCGATAAAAGAACAAGCCCCGACAATCGCCATACCTGAGACTTGCACACTTGAGCCTGACTGGAGAAAGACCGGAGAGGCTTTATCCCCGGCGCAGTACGATGTTGACGCACTCATGCGGACGAAAGGACAGCTCGGATCAATGTTCTGGAACGCCCTTTACCGTCAATCCCCCGTATCGCTCGGCGGTGACATCTGGAAATCCGAGTGGTTTAAGGTGTACGATGCGGGAGATTCAAGGTTGAACATTCAGGACGTTGGTAGACATTGGGATACGGCAGAAACGAGCAACGAAGAAAATGCGGCGGTTGCATTCGTGGAAGCGGGGAAAGATCCGTACACGGGGAATATCTACGTTTCTGATTGCGGATGGAATTGGTTGGAGGTTCCCGATACGCTCAGGTGGATGAAGGAAAGCAAGGTACACTACATCGAAGCGAAGTCCTCTGGAAAGTCCCTCGCTCAGTTTCTCAGACTTCACGGTATCTACGCCAAAGAGGTATCCGTTCACGGCGATAAGGTTGCGCGGGCAAGGCTCGCTTCCGTTCCGGCTGAGAATGGCAAGGTGTTCATCGAACGCCGTATCTGGGACAAGATTATCAATGACCCCAATCAGGGAATAGTCCGGTTCCCGAATGGGAAGTACAAGGATTTAGCTGACGCATTTTCAATGGCACTCACACGGCTTGGCACTCGGATTGTAAATCTGGACGGTGACCGCGTGAAGATTGCCCCCAATATGATTTCACAAGTACGCGGATTTTAACCACAATCAAAGGAATAACCAATGGCAATAGATTCAATGCAGTTGAACGAAGGCAAAATCATTCAGGAACGCAACGGGGATATTAACCTGTACATCGGGAATATCAAGACCCACACACTCAAGGCTGACTCGACACCGAAACCAAAGGAAGGGGAAGAGCCCAAGCCGACCACGTTCCGGTTCGTTCAGGTTGGACAGATCCCCAACGCCCCGCCGCTCGGAAGCGATGTGATTTTCTTCAAGCCGGATGAAGCGTAAAAATATTTCGCCAAGCTACTTGCTTCTTTAACCACATATCGGTATATTTCCTTTGAGTGAGTTAGACCAATACATAAGCGCCCTTAAAGAACTTGAGCGGCGCGGATTTTACGGGTCTGTCTCTGTGGAGTTCAAAGGTGGTAAGGTAACAGGTTGGACAACGGAAGAAACATTCAAGCCGCGTCCGCCTTTTGACGATGTGAAGATCAATCGTCAGTAGCACATAAGTTTCAACGTAGATTCACCGCGAGTAGCATCAATGCACGGCGGACATCCTCTAAATAAGGGTGTTCGCCTTTTTTTATTTTATCCCCATTTAATGGCGAAATCGAAGAAGAAAGACGCTAACCCGCAATCATTCCCCGTTGTCAAGCGTGATGACGTTCCCGGTGTGCGCTCTGCAATCCAAAAGGATGAGGCTGCATCGGCTCTTCAAGATTTTATCCGGCAGTACGTCGGCACTACCTACCCTTCCAACACCCCCGGCTCTGGAGTTTTCCTTAACACGAATGATCGTGTATTCCTTACGCAGTATTACATGGAATTGTACGGGTATGACCTGTACGAAGAGGTTGAGAAAGACCCCCATATCGCTGGCGTTTTGGACTCTTTGAAGCTCGCAATCGCCGGATTGGACAGGGATATTGTCGTTCCTCCCGATGCCTCGCCGCGTGAACAGGCTATTTGCGAATGGGTGAAAAAGACAATCGGCAAGATCCCCGCATTCAACCAGGACATTCTCGACTTAAATGACGCAATCGGCAAGGGTTTTGCCGTTTCTGAAATCATTTGGGGTATTGACCCCGATGGGTACGTTGTGCCGATTGAGATAATGTCCCGTCCTCAGAGGCGTTTCCAGTTCGATGCAGTGACTCGGAACCTCAAGGTGCGCACGATTACGAACGCTTACTACGGTGACCCCGTACCGGATCGCAAGTTCATCCTTCACCGTGCGAGCAAGAAGTGGGAAAACCCCTTCGGTGACGCGATTGACCAGAAAGTTTACTGGACATGGTTCTTCAAGCGTCAGGTTACAAAGTTCTTCATGCAATACCTGGAGAACAGCGCGGCCCCCGTGCCGGTTGTGGTTCACCCTGATTCCGCAGACAAAGAGCTGAAAGCAGAGGCCGAACAGATAGCCTCATCAATCCGCAACGGTTCATACGGGCGTATGCCGGAATCGTTCAAAATCGAATGGGCGCAAGCCAATGGCGCATCATCCGTTGGGGCTGTTTACGAATCAGCAATGAGATTCCTTGACGCACAAGCAACCAAGTGTATTCTCGGACAGGAATTGACCACAGAGGCTTCCGGCGCGTCGGGTTCAGGCTCAAAGGCTCTCGGAGACGTTCACCTTTCAACCCTGTGGGACAGAATCAAGTATTACGCAGCCGCGAGTGATGAAACGCTCTCACAGTCCCTAATCAAGTGGATGGTGGATTACAACTTCTCAAACGTGGTGAATTATCCCCGTTTAGAGTCCGATTTATCTGAGCCGACCGATGTTAAAATGCTCTCCGGTGTCGTAAAAGACCTCAAAGATGCCGGATATACCGTGTCTCAAGAGTGGATTGAAGAGAATTTTGGGATTGAACTCGCAGATGTTCAGCCTCCAGATGTGCCAAAAACAACCGACGAAACCGGAAAAACCCCTACCCCAAAAGGAAACAACGCATGAAACGCCTGATTATTTCCCTGTTTTTACTTCTCTGCCTGTCCGGTTTCACTCAGGCGGCAACCCCGACAGCCAAGACAGACACTCTCGCAACCACGTTTGACGGATTCACGACTACCGTTACGGCCTTTGTGTCGGGTTGGAACCTCTCAATGGCCTCTGGAACGATTGACACACTCACTGCGGCGGGGTACGGACGAAACCTACAGATTATCAACGGCGGGACAACGGGCGATACTGTTTTCGTTTCCCTGTCTCAGACGCTTTACAATGGCAACGTAGCAACAGCAAACTACCCGATTATCGTTATCGCCGGAGCTACTCAGTTGATAACATTCCCACAGGCATTTATCAAGCGGGTAATCGTTAAATCATCCACAAGTTTCAAGGCCACCATTGAGGTGTACTGATATGCGATTCACGTTTCTTGTTATTGCAATACTTCTCGTTTCATCGCTTGGATTTGGGCAATACTTCCCGCATACATCTGGGGGTAGTATCCCAGACTCATTATCTCTGAAACGATTAACGCTATCCCAGACACAAACAGATTCAAACGAAAGCGTACAGAAACTACTCCAAATCGTTGCGATAGATACAGCTCTTCCAAGATTCGACAATATCTATGCTTTGGATATTTATGATCGCGGGATAAGAAGCCCTCTCACTATCAACTCCATCGACCCACAAAGAGGTGTGCGGTTCCTGATAGATAGCATTATGGAATCGAACCCAATGATAGGAGTAGAGACCGATATGACTACGCAGGGTGATACCGCTGCTTCGACTGGTCAATTCTGCTACTACATGATAGGATATGGTTCCTACCTTCAAGGCACCGGACAACTGATGAACGGTTTAGATATATACCTTGGCGGGGCTGGACACCATAACAGCACATTGTCTGCCGGCGTCTTGATAGATGGTGATGGAGAATATTTTGATGCGATTCGCGCAATACATGGAAACATCATCACCCCCGATACGGTGGTTGCGGGGGCGTTGCGCCTCTCGGACACGTTGCAGTTTACAATACCGGCGCAAATGTCAACATCAACCTACGACTATGACAGTGGGATAAACACCGGAAGCGCATTTGTGATGTATCATCTGTCATCAACAGGCGGTCTCTCAAATTTCTCATGGACTGGATTCTACTCCACGTCAACAAACAGTTACCACATAAGCGCAAGAAACGACACAGGCGATAGTCAAGACTTCGCGGACGTAAACGTAACACTCATCATTCTGAACAGGTAACAACATGGCAAAGCAAATGGGTTGGATCGAAGTATTCAGGGCGGGGAATTATCCTCAGGGTGATTTCTCCGAAGCGGTGATTGATGAAATGGTGGGAAGTTACGACCCGAACGTACACAATGCCCCCATGATTCCGGGACACTCCTCGGACTGGATCAACGACAAAGGAACGGTTGACTCTCGCATCCCTGCGCTCGGATGGATCGCCGGATTGAAGCGGGTGGGAAAGGTTCTCATGGCTTTACCGGGTAAAGTCACGCCGGAACTGTCTGAATACCTCGATAAAGGGCTATATCAGACCAAGAGCATTGAAGCCTATGACCCGGCAGATCCCAACAACCCGACACCGGGCAAGTGGCATTTCAAGGCTCTGGCATGGCTCGGAGCAAAGCCCCCTGCGGTCAAGGGTCTCTCACTTGAATACGCCGAACTGAATCCGGGCGGTATCGCAATGGCAGAAGTAGGGATTTACGACACGGTAGAGGCCGCAGCCGTTGAGAACACGCTCAAGACGATTGAAGAGTTCTGTGCAAAGTTTGTCGGAGATGTAAAGGCGGCTCTTGAATCGGTTGATACCGACGACCACAAAGACTTGTGTTATCAGGCTCTTTACGACTTCACATCGAACATTCAAGAAGAAGTTGGGGAGCATTTCGGATTCATGGACAAGCTCGAAAGCATGGAAGAGGGAACAGAGATGGGCGAGAAGTCCGAAACGATTATTTCAAAGCTAAAAAAGTTTTTCAAAACATCACGAAAGGAGTCCACAGACATGGACGCAAAAGAGAAACAGGAGTTTGCCGACAAAATCGCGGCACTCGAAACCGAAAATAAGAAACTGGCAGACCAAGCCGCCGCACTCGAAGCGCAGAAGGCCGAATTTGCCGAAACGCAGAAAAAGGAATCCGCGAAAGCCAAAGTCACTGCGTTTATGGAATCCGATAAGGTGCGCGGCAAGAAGCAGAAACTCATCGACCTCGGCTTCCCGCAGTTCGCTGAGCAGTTCATTCTCTCCGGTCAGACCGTTGAGTTTGGCGAAGGCGATGCGAAAGTCACCAAGACCGCCGAACAGTTCATGACCGATTACGTCGCGGCTCTCCCCGAAGTCAAGGAAGAAGAAGTCGCAGGTCAGGACGTGCCTCGCGTGGAAATGTCCGAGAAGTACGGACACAAGAAATACGGCGCGTCTGAGAAGTCAATGCAGATCGTTGCATTCGCTGAAGAGTACGTCCGGCAGAATCCGAACTACGGCGAAGGTACGGTTGAACAGCGGAACGCTCTTGCAGTCCGCGACATCATCGCCGGAAAAATCAAAGTCTCGCAGTAAGATTTTCAACAACACAACATTATAAGGAATTATCAACATGGCAGCTCCAGTAGTCAGTTATGACACTACGTATCGCGCAGGCGCAGCACCCTTTGCGATTACGGTTGCAACGGCGGACATCGTCCGCAATGTATTCATTGGCGTTGATGGCGCGGTTTGTGGCGCAGGCGCGGCAGCCCTTGGCGTAACAGCCGAAGCGGGTGCGGTTGGCAGCACGATTCAGGTATGGACGGATGGCTTCGTTCCGGTTCTCTGCGGTGGTAACGTCGCGGTTGGCGATGACATCGTTTCGGATTCGGCAGGCAAGGCCGTGAAAGCGACCGCGTTCTCTGCGACCGTTCCGGGTTCCGGTACTGCCGTTACCTCATCCTCGGCGCAGCCTGCAATGACCCTCGCCGGTTCCACGCTTCCGCAGAAGATTCTCGGACGTGCCTACAGCGCGGGTTCCACGACCGCGTATTGCCTCGTCAAGTTGTCAGTCGCCGCGTAAGCGGTTCACTTTTTATTCATAAGGAATTACACTCATGGCAGCAGAAAAACGCCTTATCCGTTTCGACGGTCAGGGCAACCCCGTAGCGATTGAGTTCGCTGATCCAATCCTCGGAACTCTGCGTATTGCAGACCCGATTCTCACGTCACAATCGCAGGGCTTCCGTAATACGGAGCTTGTCGGTGACGTTCTTTTCCCCGCAGTTCCGACCGAGAAGGAAACCGGAAAATTCCCGGCCTTCGGTCAGGAAGCGTTCAAACTCCACAATACCAAGCGTAACTTGCGCGGTGACGTGGCGAAGATGAACGTCGTTCAGGGTGCGGTTACCCTGACGCTCGATGAACACTCCCTCGGATTCGAGCTTGATGATCGTGAACTTGAGGAATTTGCCGTCTCGAAAGAGACCTTGATGCTTGCGCGTCAATTCATGGTGGACGATGCCGTTGCTCTCGAGCGGGAAATCAACCGTGCAATCGCCGCGACAACCTCCGGCAACTACTCCTCCTCGAACAAGACCTCCGGCGCGGGTTTCGCCTGGGCTTCAACCGGTGATCCGATCCAGAACATCCAGACCGGACGTGAAGCAATCCGTCAGGCCATTGGACGCTACCCGAACGTGGCAATCTTCGATCCGAAAGCATGGAACCTCTTCCGCAACAACGCCGCAGTCCGCGACCGCATCAAGTATAGCGGTTCGTTCAATGACCGTGCGATGGTTTCAACAGACATCGCCGCTTCCTTGCTCGAACTGAACAAGGTTGTTGTCGGTACAGCCGTTGTCGGCTCCGGATTGGGTGGTGGTGTGGGTGAAACCGCACTGACCAAGCAGGACGTTTGGGGCGCGGTACAACAGGGCAACGTCATCCTTGCTTATGTCGGCACCGGCATCATGCAGCCGGGCTTTGGCATGGGCGCAATCAAGAAGGGCTACCCGAAAGCTACCTCGTACCGTTGGGAACCCCGCAAGGTCATGGTTTACGAAACCGAGCATATCTACGGCGATATTGTGACCTACGCCGATGCCGGATACCTCGCGTACTCCATCGCCTAATGGCGCACCCGTACTCGTCGCAGTCAGATTTGGAGGCCAGAATCAGTCCTAAGATTCTGGCCTCACTGACGAACGACACGCCGAATACAAA